TTACCCATCAGAGCGGGACAAAAGGCGATTTTTGAATTCGCAATGTTCACTATACGTCCAGCGCGACCGGCCATGAATCTTCTTAGCCGGGGGCAGGTCTCCAGACTTTATCCGATCATAAATGAATGTCTTGCCGAAGCCAGTATCATTCATGATGAATTTCAAATCAACCAGGCTGTCTGGTCGCATTTCATGTTGCATGGGTGTTATCTCCAGATTGGGAATCGAACCTGTCACTCAGGTTGAAGGTAATAAAAAACCGGCTCAGTGGCCGGTTGCTTTAGCGATTACTTGGTTTGCTTTCTCAAGCGCTTTAACCTGAGCGGTGCAGTTTTTAATTCCATATGTGGATGCGAAAACCAACTCCCGAAGCGCCTCCAACAACTCAGGGGCCGCAGCCATAATCCTGGCATTTGCCTCTGCTTCTTCTGCCGTCTCTTTGCTGTCCGTCCATGTTGTGCAGTAGGCAACGTGATATCCCTTAACATTACTGCCATGTGTCTGAATGACGTTCAGGTCACCCTCAACAGTAACGTCAGATTTCGGTGATACAAACCACGGCCCAGGCGTATGCTTCAATTCCATATCTCTCTCCATAAACAACAAAACCCGCCATCGGCAGGTTCAGATAAAAAGAAACCCGCACTTGGCGGGTCGGGGTTTTACTAAGCCCTTACGCTTAGTTCTGGCAATCATAAACAGTAAGACCATGGCTCTGTGCTGCCTCATTCCTTCTGTCATCACTTCACCTCCGGCTTTGGTGCTGCGGCTATCAGCGCTGATTCACACTCTGATGCTATACGGATCACTCGCTCTGTTAATTGCTGCTGAGCCTCCTCAACGGTATTAGGGCCGCCGGGGTTAGTATAGATTTCTGCAACCCCGGCGAAAAAGTCTGCTATCTCGCTGGCAATCAGCGCTTCGAGTTGTTTAGTCATTGCTGTAGCTCCAACATTGATTCAATTTTCGTAACTATCCCCTGATGAAGTAGGGGGTGTATTACGTCACACTCATCTTTCATCGAGATTGCCTTTTTCATTTTTTCCCTGTGCCAGGCCAAATGCGCCTCAAACGGATCACGGAAGTGACCGAGGAGCTTCCTCCGGCTATCAATGCTGATACTTGCCATAAACAGGCCGCGATTTTTATCAAAGCAGACGCCCTGAGGTAGGGCACCTCTCGCGGAATTACTAGCCGTGGTGAAGTTATTGATATAGCGGGGGATGAATACGCACCGCTGAGAGGAATACGTTCTGTTTCCGATTACCAGCAGATCTTTATCAAGGTGGTATCCGTCATGAAAACTGCCACGGTAGAATTGAAGGAACTCACTAAAGAAGTGCCACTCAGAGCTAACAGAGCACCCAATGTAAGAAGGGTTCTGCATCTGTCGTTTTTCTGAATAACAACGCGCCAGCATTGAATGCCATACCGAATAGGCTGGATGAGAAACCATCGATTTTCCGATCATCACATGGGAAGGAAAATCAGCGTCATAAATACCATGCCCATAAAGCGGAGTACGTTTTTTACCTCTGGATGACTTTGATTCAATGAAAGCGGCAAGGTCAGATTTGCTCATTTGCCTTGCTCCTTGCGAAGTTGCTCCGAGAAATCACCGCCTGCATCAATTGCCCCGGCAATAACCGCTATTTCATCGCCGACGAAATCACCTTCATCAATATGCTTTTGTAATGCTGCAACGAACATCTCCACACCCTGCGCCCGCATCTCTGCCAGCGCGGCGTCGGTGATTGGGGTTTCTTTAGATGATTCAAGCCACTGGTTGTAGTGATAGTCGAACATTCCGGTAGGGTGCCCGCATCCTCCATGAGCGTGGCTTTTCATCTCATCCCCGCACATGCAGTAGTTGTTATCAGCATTGCTAATAATTTGAATAAGCTGATTCATGCGCTGCTTTACTAACTCATTCTCCGCCGCCAGCCCCTGCGCCTGCGCCTTAAGGTTCGTCACCGTGGCTTCGTAGGCGGTTAACTGGCGCTGGAGTTCGGCGTAGTCTTCGTATCGGACAAACTTTCCTGACTCGTCGTCCCATACATCTCTGTGCATTGCTTCGTAGCGCTTAACTGTCATTTCCATACCCTCAATGCTGTGCGTGTTGTTCGCGCTCTTGCTTAGTCGCATAGCGCCATGTGTAACCGCGATGAGATTTAGCCCGGCCACTAATTGCTTCATTAATGCCGCCGCGTTTAAATCCCGGCGCGTAGTAAGGAGAGGGGAAATAGAGTGCTTCCCCGGTCTGTTGGTTGGTGCCGATAATTGCTTTCTGACGCATTGCTTGCTGTTTCATCACCGCTCCTTAAGCGTCCCGTTAATGACGCCAATGTGATAGAGGAGTTGATAGATAGTGAATCGTGGAGATATGCGGCGCTCGTAGCTGAGAAGGATTCTGCGGTTAATGACTTCCCTGTCTTTTATGCTCTTGGCTTCCTCTGCCTTCCATGCTCCCTGAATCTCTTTCCAGCACTGACGAGCGGTGGCGCGAATGGCGTTAAGCTCTGCTGTTTCCATTGCGTATCATCCGGTCCAGGTGACGATTGGTGTTCACACTCGGAAAGCTGCAGCGAGCTAATAGCTCTGCTTTGGTGGGCATGGGGGACTGCTTGAATTTAGGGCGAGCAACGATATCTCCCGGTGTGATATCGGGATTGAACTGATGGCTAAACATGCTCACGCTCCACGTATTCAGTGATTTGTTTGCTGACGGACTGGCTGAGGTTTTCAATATGCAGAACCAGCGCCTGTAAAGATTGAGCTTCAGAGGTAAGGATTTCGCGGTGGCAAAGCTCTTTCACTAGGTGTTCAAATTTGGAGTAATAACGAGCCGAACTGAGTCCTTCTTTACCAGCGTTATCCCCCTTCTCAATGATTACCTTCTCGCGTAAAACTAGGTCGTGAGCAGTCCCGGCAATGACGTATTTACCGATTTCGATGTGAAGCTTCATGATGTTTTCCTGTTATCAGGCGCAAAGACCTAGCGAGGCGGCCAGTAGCTTTAGCCGCTCGTTTTCTTTCTCTGCGATTAATTGGGCTTTGAATACGTTGGTTTCGATTCGGTTATCTGGTGTAATCCAGCCGCGACGTTGGTAGAGATAGGGAAGGGTGACGCGGCCTACGGTTATGGGGTCGTAGATGCCTTTCATGGGCTATTTCCATTGCTCTCCGAAGGTGAAGCCGATTTCTGCCAGTGCCTCGTCCATCTTCTCAATGAACTCAGGCACCATTTCGTCGAAGTCCTTCATGTATGCATCATCGCGTTCAACTACCACATGATGAATGCCTTCTCGCTTCATGCGCGGGTCGTAATTTGCGAAGAACCAGGCATCTTTTCCGGTAACCCACATGCTGTATTGAACCTGCGCCATGTAGTCTGACTTGATGGCATCGAATCCACCCAGGCGAAACTTCATAAAGTCGCGGGAGGTGAACGGGCATTTAAGCTCAAGGCCAAATCCGTTGCTACACAGGCCGTCAGGAGAACAGGCGGTACGTAGGGAGTCATCCTTGAACAGTATTGGTGCTTCGGTCACCTGAACATCCGTGGTGAACTCAAACAGCGTCCTTGCCGAGTCCTCATGCTGCTTACCCCATGCTAGAGCTTTGGCATTAATCTCCGGCGCCACTCCGGTGCATACTTCAGCCAGCAGAGTGTGAAAGTATGAGATTTTCATGCCTGACCACTTAGTACCACTGCGAGGTTTGGAGATAACGTTAGAAACCTCTGAAGCGGTAATGACGCCAAGCCTGAGCCTTAACCAGTCTTCGCTTCCCTGCTCAACATGGAGTATGTCAATCCCTGTGAGATCCAGAATTATTTCAGGTGTCATGCGGCCGCCTTTTTACGTAGGAAGTCGAGAGCCTTAACTGCTTCAATCTCTGTAAGTTCTGCAGCTGCCGGTATCTGGCGACGGAAGAGTTGAGAGCAAAGAGGCAGCAGGTCTGCTTCCCACGTTTTATTTAGCTGAATGAGTAAGTCGGTTATGGTCTGTAGGGTTTCATCAGAAGCTGGGGAGATGTCGCGCTCTGGCTGGCGCTCCTGGTTGAAGTTGATTCCTTCGCCACCTTCCGTGTTCACGTAGTCAATGGCGGCGTCCAGGCGCTCGCGGCGAGGCCAGTATTTGGCGGCCTGCTTCACTACGGTCTTGAGTATCATCTGCTCTTCGTCGGTAACCCATGGACAAACCTTTCCTTTCGCCTTGTAGGCTTTGTATGCCTCAGACCTGTCACGAATAGAGAAGATGTCTTCTGCTCGCATGGTGTGCGTCAGATAGTCGCCGTCATCTGTTTTTACGACTGTGTAGGCCCCAACCACATCGCCACGATTTTCGATCGTGTCGAAATCTTCAAACTCATGCATTGGAGGTTTATCTATGCCGGTGCGCTTGAAGTTGTCGTTCTTTCTGACAATTTCTGATTGGCACCATTTAATCGCTCCACACTGCTGGGCGATGTGCATCAAGCCCATGTAGCTAATGTCGAGGCAAATAGCGCCTTTGCGAGGAACCAGATATGCAAGTTTCTGAGCCGGGTTAAGAGTTACGCCGATAGCTGCGACATTCATAATCGCGCTGCGGGTCGATACGGTATTATTTGCTGCGACTCCGGCCAGATAATCGTTGTTAGCGAAAATCTGCATAGCGAACTCAGACTCGCGCTTGAAGTTGATCGACGGCTCGCTGCATACCTGCTCGAATTCTGCTTTAAGCGGGTTAACGATATCGAAAACCCGCTGAACGATATTGCAAGCCAT